CTACCTTCCCAGTCCTGTCTAGGCATCTCAGGAGATACTTGCTCTATAAGACCGTCTCTGTTTATTCTTGTAGCTTCAGATGTTCTTCTTACAAATAACTGCTGACTAATAGGGTGTGCAGCATTAACTGTCCTATTTGATGCTAACGCTGGTATATATGCTAAAATCGGCTTTCTCATTATTATTTAAGTATTTTTCTAATTTAACTACGTTAGCCTTTTTAGGCTTATACATATTCTTTTTCTTTTTTAAACTCATAGCATTATATATACCATCCACCAGTATAATTAACGTCTTTGTCTGGGTACATATCCTCAGACGTATTTTGACTATACTCTGGATATTTAACATTATTTAAACACATATAATCTAAGAAACGCTTAGTATAAAACTCAGCAGTACTATTCATCTCTTGTGTAAGATAAGCTAACTCATCTCTTGTTGCTACATCAGAAGTTTCAGATGTTCTCTTTTGTACCCCTCCATTATTAACAGAGAATGATATATAAGGCATAAGTGTAGCTTGAGAATACCATATAAGCATAGGCTTAATAAAGTCATCTAACAACGTCTTATAATCAGAGTATCCTTCATCTAGTATTTCTCCACTAACTATAAGCTCTTGCATTTTCTTATATAGCTTACCTCCTAAGTAGTTCTGGATATGTATATCCTGAGCCACCTCAATATACTGTGATATCTTTGAGCTATCAACGTTACCGTCAATTAAAGACCTCTTCTTAAGGTCTGTTACGCTAATAAATATTGCTTTCCTTGCCATTACTCTTCTTCTTCTTTAAGTTCAACATTTGTTGGTTCTACACTAGTTACAAGAGGTTCTAACTCAATAGGTTCTTGTGCACTAAGTTTCTCTCCAGTTTCTTCTTCTCTCTTAACTTTAGTAGAGATATTTTCTAATTCTGTAAACTCAATAGGTTGAAGAGTTACAAAGTATAAGTCTAATTCGATACCGTTAAAATCTAATATATCAGTAAGAGCATCAATAATCTCGTCCTGTAGCGGTCTGATAATTACATTATCCATAAGTACAGCAGCAGTTCTAAGCTCCTCTGCATTGTTACCGAAACCTGTATTATCTTTAATACCTAATAAGATAGGAGAAACAATACCATGACCTAACATGATTTTCTCTCTTGCTTCATCAGACATAAACTGATACTGAGCGTGAGCATCTGGTAAATGTATAGGCTCTATGTCGGCCTTAGTTTCTTGTGACTCATTGAAAGCAATGATAAACTTACCAGCGTTAGAAGAACCTGAGAATTTCTCATATATCCTACGCTCTAAAGCAGCTTGTGTTTCTTCTGGTGGAGTACCATTATTAAAATTAATTAATAAAGAAGGCTGAAGACCGTTTTTGATATTGTTAATGTGATAGTTTGACACCTCTTGCTCTAAAGCACAGTATTGTAAACATCCATTATAATCAACAGGAGCATAGTAATAAAAACCACTTCTATAAGGTTTGATAATATAAATCTCATTAAGCTGACCTTTAGAACCGTTACCAAATGTAGGAATACGCTTAGGCTTCTCAGATGGTTTTAAGTTCTCCCACTTAGGATGATAGTAGTATGCTTTAATGATACCGTCTTTACCGCACTTCTCAGCTCTAAGAGTTTCCATAGGGAAATGAGATACTTTAAGTATTCTGTTTTTTCTTTTATTATAAGTAACCTGAACAGCAGCTTGACCTAACATCTTGTAATCATGCACTATACGCTTAACTACACGCTTTTTAAGAAGCTTTTTCATCTTAAGGTAACCTTCTGGGTTTTCATCTCTATTGGTAGCCTCTAAGCCTCTACCAGCAATCATATCAACAATACCGTTAATACAACGAGAGTTCGTAGGAGAACCCATGTAGTTATCAATTAATGTTCTAAAATAGTTATTGTCTTCTCCGTACTTAACCCAGTCTTTGTTATACTGCTCTTGTACGATAGGTGTTTGATAACCTGACAATTCTATTACTCTAATATTATTACTTTCCATCTTTACTTATTGTGTTATATATATAACGATTTATTGAGGTGTTATCCAAGCTCTATCTGATATTAAGCCTGTTGCTCTGTCTATTTCTAATATTAACCAATCTTGCTCGTAGAACTCTAAGTTATGTAATGAGTCAACAAGAGGAGCTAATAGTATAAAATTATATCTATCTTCATCAGAAGCTGTTAATAAAGACTCGTCTCCCTCTGTGTATACTATATGTTCGTGATATACCTTCTGTATGTTAGGAGTTATACCTAAGCGATAAGCTCTACTTCCTATAGAACCAATTTCTCCGTTGGATATTTCTAAAACAGTTCTTTCGTCTGCTCTATAAGTGTTAGAAGTTTTAATAGTTATGAGTGAGTTTTCATACTGAACAGCTCCGTCATCTGATAAACCTATTCCTTCTTGAGCTAACTTACCTTCAACCCATTCTTTAGTTGTTGATAATCTACCTGAAGGAGCATTCTCCCAAGGAGTATTAAGTATAGATACATTGTACATTTCCATATACTTAACGTAATCTGTGTCCTCTACAGACTCTACATGAGTTACAACACCGTCAGTACATCTAACAAGAACCCATATTCCAGATACGTTTTTAGATATAAAATGGTATCTATCTAAGTCGTTTACGTTTGCATAACTGTCTGAATAGTTATCTGTAACAGAAGTACCTGTAGCATCAGAATAGATACTCATACCTACAGTCCAGTCAGATATAGAATCTTCTTTAAATATAGTTGTTTCAAAATTAGTTAAAGCTAAAGAACGTTCTTCTCTTTGCTGTAGTCTAACTAATGTTTTGTTAAATGTTTCATCTTGACCAAACTCAAAGTGCCAATACTTCTTTGGACCTATAACGTTTCCAAGAGGGTCTGTACCAAAGTCTCTCTCTAGTGTATTTACTAAATCTGGATTTAATGATGATGATTGAGAGTCTGGATGATATCCGTAGAAGTTACCTTCGTTAGAGTTAAAGCTATAAGAATATACCGTAACCTCTTCTAAGCTTGAAGGACTACTATTAAACGTTCCGTATTCATCAGAACGAACCTTAAAGTCTCCAAATGCGTTCTTAGTATTTTGGTCTAATCTATTTGTTACTTGAGATGAGAACTTAACCTCTCCTCTACCATCATTATCTAAGTCATACTTAACAGCATACTCTCCATGTTCAGATACATCTGTTGGTGTTGTTGCTGATGCTCCATCACTTGTATCTCCACCTATAACTTGTGTATTATCTCCATACTCAGTATTTCCGCTTACATCGTCCCCACCATAAGTTACATGAGCATCGTCCTCATCATATTGAACACCCTCATATACAAAGTAATCATCGTCATTATTATATTGAATGTACTCGTTAGCTGTATTAAGCTCTCCTCTAAACCTAACTACATCTCTATATAAAGGTATCTTATTAGAGTACAGTATTACAGATAAAGTAGTATTCTGCTCTATAGAGTCTAAGAAGTCTTGGTTGTCAATAGATACAACAAGTGTCTCTCCTTGAGTGTAAGTAAAGTTAGATGATTGTATAGAGTCTTTAGACTCTTGGTTAATTATCGTAACAGACGTACCATCCCCTTCTCTACCTGTAACATTCAATGTTAGTGTAGGTAATGTATTTATATCTAGTATATTCATAAATATATAACGACAAAGGTATTATTGTGTTTGAAAATGAAACGCATAAAAAAAGAGGTACATTTCTGTACCCCTCTTCTATTAAAGAAAGCTAAGTTCTTATGGGTTCATTACTGTAGTATCGATAACAAATCCAGCAGCGTCTCCCATGATAGATGGGTCAACGAATAAAGCTGGAGAAATTTCTTTACCTTCAAGAGCTAGAGTGTAACCGTTAAGGTCTCCCATAGCACCACCAGTAGAAGTACTTACAGATACTTCAACACCATTTTGAGAACCAGCTAAACGGAAGTTTCCGTTGTAGTCTTCAATAATAACGTGAGGTCTTCCGTAAGAAAGTAACTTAAGTTGTTTTTGTGTAGCAGCATCTTGAGATTTCAAGACGATGTTACCTGTTTGAGTCCAGAAAGAAGTTCCGTTATCTCTTGAGTTTTCGTTAGACTCCTCAAAAGTATTGTTCTCTCCTCTTAACTCAAACTTGTATGTAGTAATAGCAGAAGTCAAAGCTGTAACCTCTCCGTTAGAACCAAGAGTAAGACCATCAAACATATCGCTATCAAAGTTAGCAACATAGATGTTTCTTAATCCACCAACAGATTCTTTACATGCTTCCAATCTACCACCTGTAATATCACAAGCCATAATTTTATAATTTAAGAGTTATTAATAATTTAATATAAGGGGAGCGTTAACTCCCCCTATAGATTCAGATGTCTAATTATGCACCTGGAGTGTAAAGAACAATCTCAGAACCGATACCGTAGTTTACAGTAGCTGTAAATCTTAATACGATACGAACATTTTGAGAACCGTCGATGTCAGCCATGTCGATAACTTTAGCTTCGTTCTTGTCAGAAAGAAGACCAGTTCCGAACATAAGGTTAGAAGACTGAGCAGCCATCATGTAACCAGCAGTCATACCGTTAGCGATAAACAATTTCTTTCCTTCGAAATCAAGAGAAGTTTGTCCAACATGGTAAAGGTCTTTGTAACCTAAAGCAGCTTGAGCTCTGATGTAAGAACGAGCTACATCTGGAGCGATGTAAATGTTCAAATCTTCCTTAGAATACATCTCAGTACTGATAGCGTCAACTACCTTACCTAATTCAGCGATTACGTTAGAAGCGTCAACTCCACCTGCAACACCAGCTACGTCTACAACGTCAGCGTCAGCAGTAGCAAGAGCAATAAGTCCGTCGAATTCTCCAGCGTTACCGTCTTGACCAGCCCAGATAGTGTTTTCCATTTTCTCAGCAACCTTAGCTACTACGTGTCCTACTAAGTAAGAAGCGAAAGATGGAGGAAGACTGTCGTGTGCAGAAATACCCATAGAAAGAGCGTCCCAATCGTTACGGAAGTCTTGCTTACATAATTGAAGGTTTACTTGAAATTCTTTAGGCTCTAAGTAACGCTCAGTAAGAGTTACTGTAGAAGTTGCAGCGAAATCACATGAACCGTCTGCTACCAAATCGTCAGAAGAAGCAAGCTTCTTGATAACTTGTTTAAATTTAATGTTTGATTTTACTTCTAATCCACCTTTTTCGATAGTGTTAGGAGATAGTAAAGCAGCAGCGATAAAGCCTTGCAATTTTTCTCCAGCGTAAGAAGTAGTGATGTTTGTTGTTGTTGCCATTTTAAAGCGTTTTTAATGTTAATTAATATTAATTGTTAAATAGTCTGTTGAATACTCTGTCTTGAGTTGTCATAGTTCTAGCTTGAGCATACTTAAACTCTCTTTTTTCTTCAACGTTAGATTCTGGAGAAGGTACAATCTCTTCAGCTTGTTCTTCCTCACTTAGTTCAATCTCCTCAGCAGATAACTGAGCAGGTACTTCTTTTTCTGATTCGTACTTATCCTTCATAAGGCTTTCCATAGCTTTAAGAATGTCATTTTTCATAGCATTCATTTCGTCTACAGTAGCATACTTAGGAGCTTGTACTTCCTCTTCTTTTTCTTCTGCTAATTCAACTTCTTCAGTTTCTTCTTCTTCAGTCTCCTCAACTTCTTCAGTAGCTTCTTCAACTACTTCTTCAGTTTCAGTTTCCTCAGAAAGCTCAACCTCTTCAGTCTCCTCAGTTTCTTCTACTTCTTCTGTTTCTTCAGTAGCAGCTTCTACTTCTTCAGCAACCTCTTCTGTGATTACTTCGTTAGTAGACTCTAACTCTTCAGAAAGCTCAGTTGTAGCTTCTTCAACAGCTTCAGAGATAGTCTCTTCAACTTCAGAAGAAAGAAAAATGTTTTGTAATTTTTCTAAGATTTCTGTTGCTTTCATAAATTTGAATTTTTATAGTTATATAACGATTAAAATATTGTTCGTTTTATTTACAACTGATAATCAGTACTATCCGAACTTGACTGTCTGGATGTATTGGTATTATCAACTGTTGAGTTTCCCTGTCCTGTTAAAGGACCTATACCATGAGGTAGAGCAGAGTAGTATCTCTGCCCTCCCTTTTTACACTTACAATCCTTTGTAGTGTAGGTATTTTTACATGCACAGTACCAAGCTTTCATTATGTTAGTCCGTTTATGTTAACAGTTTCGATATCATTGGATACCATACTATTTAGCTGCATCTTAGTAGAGTTCTGGTCTCCAGTCTGAATGTAATTTCTCATTCCATTAGCATAAGAGTCAAGAGTACCGTCGCCCATTAACCAAACTTGAGTACCCTCAGCTGAGTTGGTTTGATTGATTTGAAAGTTACTACTAGCTGACCCAAAAGAAGCCCTTCTGTAACTATTACCAACCTTGAAGTTGTTAACCCACTTAATAGGGTCTGTAATCATCTTCGTAATCTCATTATCAGTAGGCATTACTTGGTTAGCTCTTAGCGTAGTAACAACCATAGAAGCTACTTTACCGTGAAAGCTTCTGTTAGAGCCTCTACCGCCGATAGTTAAATTACCTCCGAATGCTCTATCCATTCTACCCCCTGTAGAAGTCCAATTACTGATAGTGGATAAATTATTACTTAAAGCAGAGAAGTTGTCTCCTGAAGACATAAGCCTAACGTCAAAAGCATCTGCTAAATTACTAGCTGTTGCGTCAGAACTACTATACCTAGCACCTTTATATGCTATATAAACTCCATACCAAGTATTGGTTTGAATTCCACTCGCAACTCTCATTTGATTCAAAGAACCTGCATTAACTCTACCCCAATTAAATTGAAGCTGGTTTTGAGCATCTAACTTAAGATAAATGTTGTCATTTCCTGAACTAGCACCTTCTCCATAGTTCCAAATATGTTGATTGGAATTATTTCCGTCAGCCTTAAATACTATAACAGTTGCCCAAGGTCTTGAGTAGATAGCATCCGAAGTTTTGCTTATATCCGAACTATGTGCAGCAACAGTAGTACCTGTGAATCCCATTGAAATAGGGTTCTTAGATGAGTAGTTAGATACTTGCTTAGTGTGTTCACTAGAACCACTAAAGTCTAAAGCCTTAGTCCAAGGTGTGTCGTTAGTCTGTACAGGTGCAACGTCTGTAGCTGTTACCGTCATTGTTCCTGTTGAACTACCATAAGAGTTTGCTCTTGTTACACTAACTGTGTAAGTAGTATCTGCTCCAACATCTGTAAGAGTTCCTTGTATAAGTGAATATCCGTCATATACTAATCCACTACCTGAAGGGGTTATAGTTACAGAAGTAGACCAAGATGCACCTGCAGGAGTAACTTGTATATTAACGCTAGTTCCTTCTTCTTGTGTAATGTCAGAAGCACCGAAAGCTGTAGGAGTTAAATCTGAGTTACTTAAAGATGTAATCTCTGTGTAAGCAGCAGATTGACCTAGTGTTAAATCAGCAGCAGGAGCAGAAGTTCCATTCATTACTCCGTTAGTGTCAGGCATATACCAAGTAGTATTTGTTGGGTCATCAACGTAAGTATGTGTATGACTTGTTCCTGTTCCGCCATTTTGCTCATCATAGTAGTTAGCTTCTTCTTCAGTAGCAAATAAAGGATATTCAAAGTTACCGTCAGGGCTTTCTATATATCTAAAATACATCGTAGGAGCTTCTTCTTCTAATAAATGAACCTTAGGTGCTGAAAACACTCTAGGAGCAGAGTTAGCAGATTTAATACCTAAATGAAATTCAGAACCTTGAGCTACAGGATAATTAGTTCTTGCGTGAACTATCCAAGTGGTATTATCATCTTGTAAAGAAGATATAGATATAAAACCATTTTCGTCTATACCTACCTTCATTTTTACAGGTTCTCCTGCTAACCATTCATCTTGAGACTCCCAATTACTCCAACCTGAACGCATAGAGTAAGCGGTGTTAGCTCCGTAGTTAGTCCAAGAACCATTAGGTGTTGGATGAAACCAATGTGAAAACTGATATCCGTAGTGAGCTGAGTTTCCTGAAGCAAATGTAGAAGGGTCTGCATAATTAATGTTACCTGAGTAATATCCATTATCATAAGAAGCTTGAGTATGTACAAGTCCAAATCCAATTTGTCCTTCTCCTCTTATATCAAAAGTAAAATACTCTCCTGCTTGATTAATAGTAGCAGTAGATTTAAGTCCTGCATAGTTTCCTGAGGCTGAGTTAGTAAATACATCATCCCCTGCAGGGTCAATAGCTGTAGAACCTTCTAAAGTATATCCTGCGTCTTCTCCTGATACATCAGCAATCATTGTGCTATAAGGGTCAGAGATTACAACAGATTCAAAAGCACCTACTGTAAACAGCTCATTAAGCGCGTTAACAACGTCATTAAGTCCACCACTAACAGCTACGTCATTTATACATACGTTAGACGCATCTAAGCTGGAGAATAATGTTCTGTCTCCACTAATAGAGTGTATTTCTACATTTCCACCTTCAGCAACAGCTTTGATTGTATTTACACCAAAAGAATAACCATTATCTAATATAATAGAAGTTGATGTATCATCTAATTTAAAACATACAGTAACACCGTTAAGGTCACTACCG